TTCTTTGAAGTGCACGATAAAATATCTACCTTGCTTATGTAGTATATGACATGATTGATATAGTTTGTTATCTTTACGAGATGCGACACCTATGCGAGTCAATGTCTCACGAACCTTTAAGAAATCGTCTGGTTCGTTGAGAGTAACTTCGAGCATCGAAGCAGGTGTCCACTCTATTAAATTATTTTCTTCCACCTTTATAAACCTTCTTCTTTAATTCATCTATCTGATCTGATGTGAGAAGGGTTAAAACTTGGCGGGCTTTTTCATTGCTATACCCATAATATTCTTTAACAACTTCCACGTCACTTGCGGTTTCAGGTTTGTTCCATTTTGAGAAACGTTTCTTCTTCCTAACTATATTTATAAAAAAGTCAAATTGAAGACGATTATCAAGGTGAGCGTGTTGATTCATCTCATTTGCCATCAAGACAGTGTCATTAAAGTAAGACAGACCACGATTAACCATAAAAGGATTGTATGCTTTTTCTGTTATATCATCGACCATAATATTTTGTTTAGTATAGTTAATCGCATTAAGATACTCAAATGGGTTCATTTAAAACCATCCTAACTTGATGCCATTATGTGCAATAATAAAAAAACAAGCAACCAAGTGAGTGAATACCCAAATGGAACGTAACACAGCGGCAATATCGCTTTCATGATCATCTCCTATCTTACTGCCAATTGTCTTGGCCCATATTCTCCATGCTCTATGCAAAGTCGACATTCGCCATAATCTCCGTCATACAGGCAACCACATTGAGTTCGTGGTCGGCAACGAATGCGTTCTTATACTGATAGTCTGCAAGAATGAGAACAAGTTGAGGAATAGACTGTGGTTTTAACTTATCGTACATACGATCATATACGCCACGAAAGATAGCAGAAGCATCGGTGTCGATATTATTGACTACCCACGATCTCATCTTCTTAAAGTCTTTTGTTTTTAAATACTCGAATAAAGGCTCAAAGGATCCAGTAGAATCAGAAACATCCCCAAAAATATTCCCCATAATAGAACGTTTTTGTAACTCATTAAATATTCTCCTCCAATCAGGTGCATGTTTTATAATTAAGTCAATGACAGTTTTTTTATCATATTCTATATTTTCTTGTTTAAGAACATATTCAACGCGAGTCATAAATTTTTCGCATAGAACAACCATATCTTTTTTAGACGTATTGAATTCATATACGCCACAGCGAGAATGCAATGGTTCGATTATTCTATTCTTGAAGTTACAGGTAAGAATAAACCGACAGTTGTTAGCAAACTCTTCGATAAAACCACGAAGAGCTGGTTGTGTTGACTGTGGATTAAGGTAGTCTGCCTCGTCAAGAATGACAACTTTATATCCGCCTTGTAGAGAGACAGAAGACGCAAATTGTTTTATCTTTGTTCGCAATGTATCTATGTTACCTTCTTCAGATCCATTAATTAAAATGTAATCTAATTTAAGTTCATTACACATTGCTCGGGCAACAGTGGTTTTGCCAAGGCCGGCAGTACCAGTGAGGAGCATATTTGGGAGCTCCCCACCGTCTACGATTTTTTGAAATACTTGCTTTAGACCATCCGGTAAGATACTCTCGGCAATAGTTTTTGGTCGGTATTTCTCGACCCATAAGAAGTCGTTAGACATTCACAATCTCCATAACAAAAAATAATTATATCACAAAAAAGAGAGATTGTAAACCTTATTCTTCAGTTTCTTCCGTGTCATCTTCCATGGCTGCTTCTTGCTGAAGTTGCTCACAGATTTGTACTACTTGTATACATTGGTCCCTAAGAGTTCCAATAGTAGAAAGTTCTTCGCCTTTAAAGGCGCCTCGCTGAGTCATAGCATCAATTACTGCAATTGTGCTACGGCTCGACTTGTTTGCAAGATCTTGCAATTGATCGTTTGTTTCTGACATGTCATTATACTCCGAAAGTTGATGATTTTTCAAGTGCAATCCAATAAGTCACGTTAACTTCTGTATTCTTGAATTGCGTTATTAATTTAGAAGAGATCTGAACTTCATAATCGCCTGGTAACATTTTAAGGTTACTGATACTAATTATAAAGTTAAAAACTGCATCTGATTTAAACTCGCCGTCGACATCGATCGAAAATGCATTTGACGTTGAGTTTTGAGAGTCCACGACAGAAAGACTCAACACGCCATCTTTACCCGTGATAGACACTTCAGGGTGTCCAAGAGTAGAAGCAGCGCGTTTTAGTTTATTAAAAGTGTCATTAGTTAAAACAAACTTAACGTCTGCCTCAGGCATGGTGATGTCTTTCTGAGGACTAGTCAAAGTCTCTTCAGAAGAGAAGAAGTACTTGACTTTTGATCTACCGGTCGAATCTCCGATTATTACATACTCATCCTCAAACTTAAGTCGAGGCGTATCTACTAATCCGAGAACGCCGATAAATTCGTTTAAGTCATACACGCCAAAGTCTTGAGGAAACGATTCATCAACGATTGCCGTCGACAAAACATTTCTAGCTTCAGATATTGTCTTAATGGTATTCCCTGAACGAATAAGGATATTCTGATTAATACCAGAAAAATTCTTTAACACTTGTAGTGTGTTTTCACTTAGTTCCATAATATACTCCAATCATTTATAATATTATACCACATTTTCATTAATTTGTAAATAGTTAAGCAGCTATTTTGCTAAAATTCTTTTCTTTCTTAAACTCAATTTTAGCATTAAACTTACCATCAAGTATCTCGCCTTTGTGAGATATGACAAAAATATTCGTATCATCTGAGAGAGTATGAAGTATCTTAAGTAGATTATCCACACCCTCGTGGTCCAGACTCGAGTCGAATGTTTCGTCAAGAATAAGAAGATTCGTAGCAACTGAGTTCTTCATCTTTGCTATCTGCCTCCAAGTAAAGAGTAGAGCTAAGTCAATACGCTGTTTCTCACCCTCGCTAAACGAGTCGTAAGTAAACTCATCCCTGTGTCTCGACCGTATAGTTTCTTGAAACGATTCATCAAGATCAAAGTGTACAAAGAAGTCAAGTACTTGGAGATACTGGTTTACGAGCTTATTTATCACAGGCAGATACTGCTTAATAATCTTAGTCTTAATGCCGGTGTCTTTGAGCATCTCGCTCATTACAGCATTATATGATATGTTTTCTGATAGTTCGAATTTATTTTCGAGTAGATTGTTGCGATCATCGTTAAGAGATTGCAGATCTCGTTGCGCACTTTCGAGGTCAGCACTTACGTTCTTATCGAGATATGTTTGGTACTCTTTAATTTGTTTTTGCAATGAAGTGATCTGTACATTATTTTGACTCAGCTCAGATAGTTTAGATCGAAGCAACTTGAGAGAATCAGAAGTTTCTCTAACCTGCGTTTCTATACCTTGGCCTTCTTCGCCAATTTTTCGAAGTGCGCTCTTATAAGTCTTTGCTTCGCTCTTTAAATCTTCAAGTATATGAGACTTATGATCATCAGATATATTCTGATCGCAGACTGGGCACGACTCGTTTTCTTCAAAAAACTTTGCTCTCTTACCTACTTCACTTGCCTTCGTCTTTGTGTCTTGACTACTAAGCAGTAAACTTTGACGACGATCGTGTAAACTGGATAGAGCTTTCTCTGTTTGATTAATCGAATCGTCTAGACCTAGACTTAGTTTATTATTTTCAGTTTGTAATTCATTAATAGAATTTTGCGAGTCGAGGATACGAGTTTCGTATTCCTTTCTATTTTCTTGTGTCAGCTTTTGTATATCTGTAATATATTTTTGTTGTGTGTCTATCTTATTCTTTGTGATATCGATCTGATATGATAACTCTTTGAGTTGATCTTTCAGTACACTCTGTTTATCACGGAGTATCTGATTCATTTTAGAGAATACGTTGATATCAAGAAGATCCTCGATAACCTCTCGCCTATGTCCAGCAGCAAGTTGCATGAATGGGATAAATGAGGAGGAACCCAATACGACAACTTGATGGAAGGACTTATGATTTAATTTGAGGATATTTTGTTCGAGGATCTTCTGATATTCTTTAGCATGAGAAGACTGGTTGATCATAGTACCATTTTTCCAGATCTCAAAGATTACTGGTTTGATGCCACGTACAATTCTAAAGGCAGAACTTCCTATGCTAAATTCAATCTCAACTACACACGCCTTTTGATTAATTGAATTAACCAACTGATTCTTATTGATGTTACGATGTGGTCTGCCAAAGAGAGCAAATGAGATGGCGTCCAACATAGTGGATTTACCCGCACCGTTTTGTCCAACAACAAGAGTTGACTTTGCTTTATTGAGATCGATCTCTGTGAAAGAATTTCCTGACGATAGAAAATTCTTATATTTAACTGTCTTAAATAATATCATGCTATTTCAAGAGCCTGTGCTTCAGCCATCAATTCACGCATATTAATCTTTATACGATCTTTCTCAAGATCGGTGTCGACGCCGTCAATATAGTTTTCGACTAACTGATAGGTGTCTTCGACATTTAGTCCTTCGTCATCTACGTTTTCGCCAATAAATTCACTAAAGTTCTCGGCGATCTTTAATTCATAGATATCTTGATTCTGAATGCGATCGATAAATCTATCAAAGACAAAAGCATCTGTTTTATTCACAACTGTTACCTTTACAAATTTCTTATCAAGATGAGACACGTTATAGTTATTATAATCTATTTTTTCGTCGTTGTAAACAATTTTTTCAAATAAGGTGTGATTATTTTTTATCTTTTCGATTTCACGAGTCTCAGTGTCGATTATATGGAAATACTTTGGATCGTGAGCATCTGACCAGAAAAACTCCATTTGGCTACCAAGATACCATACGTTATCTTTACGTGACGCACAGTGAAAGTGACCAGTGAGTACGAGTTCAAATTTTGAGAATAACTTATGGTTCATTCCACTATGAGATTCTACACCTCGCATTAACTCGAATCCACCAAGTTCTAAGTGAGCTCCACACCAATCAGCTTTACAATCATTTATAAAGCTCATGGCTTGATCGTAATTTTCTTGGCATATCCAAGGAATCAAAGCTATCTTCAGTGAGCCGTATTCCATTACGGTTGGCTCCATTATGATATGAATCTCATTCATATAGTGGCCAAGACATTCTTTGAGTGAGTTGAGATCGTTTGTATTCTTATAATACGTATCGTGATTGCCTGGGATAATATCCATCGTCATGCCACGATTTCTTAGTTCGTTGAGGAAGTGTTTACGATTATGATTCAAAGCTTTAAAGTTAACAAACTTACGATGATCGTAGTAATCGCCGAGGTGTAAGATCTGTTTCACTCCACGTTTTTCGCATTCCGGAAAGAATACGTTATCATAAAAGTCAGCTGCGTTATTGAGAAATATCTCGGAAGAATTTCGTATACCACAGTGTGTATCATTTAATACTGCTATTTTCATCTAGTTTTTTCTCAATATTACATAAACTCGCTTAAATCCGAGTCAGCGTGCGCTGTTCGCTTCTTTTTCTTATTTTCTTGTTTTGCATATTCTTTTATATTTGCGTCATGAGTTTTTACTTTGTCGATTCGACCACGCAGTGTGTCAACGAATGCTCCGACGACTTGATTACTCATATCGTCGCCGTGTTCATTGATGATATAGCTTTCAATACCAGATGCTGTAATATACTTCATCTTTACTTCTTGCTGCTTCTTTTCTTTTGCGATTCTTCGAAGAAAGGCAAACCAAGTTATTTGAGTAAAGTACGAAAATGCATTTGGTTTTCCAGTTCGAGTCGCAGCTTCGATATTATAATTAAGAATAGCCTTGAGACAGTTCTCAACCGCGTCCATCACCATTTCTTCGCGATACGTGTAGCGAATAAAATTAGACTTATGGGATAAACCTTCAGCTATACGTAAAAAACAACGAGCTACGTAATCTGGCACAATTGGAATTGCATCGTTATTTTCTCGAGCTTTGTTAACGGTTGTGACATATTCGACTACTGCTTGTGAAAAGTCAGCATTATTAACGTAATGTATACTTTTTCTTTTTTGACGCGTCATCTCATGTCCTTTCATTATATAGTATTATTATATCATAAATTATAGAATTTGTATACTGTTTAATTTTGAAATCATATTAAAAGATATGGGGTTTACAGAATGACATTTCTGTGTTATAATAAAATATATTATTTTGGGGAGAGGGAATATACCATTATCGACCATCCTCAGTTCTATATTGCCATTCGTCAGTATGTCCAACAGACCACTTCGGTTCGGTTTCGACAGCGTAGTTCTGAGTACATACTTTAAAGTCTGGTTGTTTTAATTTATCTGGCGTAAGACTTGAATCACGCCAGACTATTCTATTGTTAGGTTGTGCTGCAAATTGTCCATTATCCAATTTTATTATATTAAAGCTCTTGTGCTCTGGATCATGCTCACTAAAATTGATATCCAG